AGCTCGTAGAGATGGTGCATTGCGACAGACCAGTGGTTGTAGAACCAGCGGTGATGTTGCTAAAGTTGGCTTGGTCTCCAATGGAGGTCTGTGCCAACGAGCCGTCTGCCTGAATGTCGTAAACGATATTGGGGTCAGAGTAGTAGTAAGCGATGCAAGAACCAGTGGTATACGCGGTAGACGCAGGCCAGTAGTTGGAGACACGCACACGGCCAGTGGTATCAGTCCACTGCACACCAGCGAAGGCACCTTGGTAGGCACTTCCAGCGGTGGCGGCGATGAGAACACCGGAGCTGTTCAATGCTACTGGCTGGCCTTTTAAGATGGCCGAGCTGTAGCCCGAAGCGATACCGTCAGTCAGCGCAACCGCTCTATCCAAACCAGTCGGATGGAAAGAGGGACGCAGACCGAACGGAGCATTTGTCGAAGACATAAGTAACTCCTAAGTTAATTACCCGTAAAACACGGGAAGTTTCACATTGTTCCGGTCAAACTCGCCAAAACCTTCGCCTTCGACGTTGACAAGAGACTTGCCATTGCTATCGCGGTTGCCTTGGAGTTGCTCAACTTGGAGCCGAACTTTGTCCGCCTCGTCCATCGGTAACTCATGGTGCATCTGCAACATAGCTTCCTGATAAATCTCCATAGGGAGCTTATAAAGAATCATTTCATTGCACGCAATAAAACCAGTCTGCTCTCCAGCCTTTACGCGGTAATTGTCGAATCCGGGGAACTCATCCGCCATCACGGGAACGTACCCTAGTCGCATCCGCTTATCAATGCTGTCGTAGCTGTTGGTTGTCGATAACCAGCAAAGGTGCCACCCCGGTAATTCCGGGACTTTTGGCAAAGCACTTTGTGTCCACTCATCGCTCCACATCTTTCGACGTTCCTGCGCTGACATGAACTTTCCCTCTGGGGCTGCACGGCTGGCGTCCTCACTTGCGCGAGTTTCGCGTCCACCTGCGGACAGAGATTTTTTGAGACGTGTATCCATAATGTTTAGCTCCTTTTGTTTCGTGCTTCTTGCGCGTACCGTTTAATCATGCGGTTGCGTTTTTCAAGGTTGTCCCACATGCCTGCATCTTTCATGGCCCGAACCTGTTCTGGTTCAAGCACAAAGGTGTTGCCACCTCCTCGGATACTGGACTCGCGGCCCGACCCCGTCACTACACTTCTGGGAGGACTCCTTCTGGTTGGTTCGTCTTGTGATAGTGTATACCTATTGGGGAGACGCTTTTGCAAGCGTTTGTCTAACTCCTGCCAATATTCTTCAGTTTCTGGGTTGAAACCCTCTTGAACTAAGCGGTTGTCAACGACTTTGGCAATCTGGGAGTCCTCGTCGGCCCCATTTGGGTCATACCAGTCATTGCGCTCCATCCAGTTGTTGGCAAGGCGCTGGAGGCGGGGATTGACCGCGCCACCTTCGCTTTGTCTCTCGGCAGAACGAGCTTTGAAGTTCTGCATGGCCTCCAACTTCCGTTTGGTCTCGTACCAAAGCTCTTGCGCTTCAGCTAGGGCCGCACCGTCAGCGTTGTCGGTGGCTTCCCGCAGCTTTGCGGAGGCGTACCGGAGGCGGAGTTGCTCGTCCTCAATAGCCTTGTCGAACCGAGCGAGGTCTGCGCCGTGGGTCTTGCGTTCCACGACGGACAGGCGCTCCATCAGTTCTTGGTTCTGGCGCTGCAACAGAGTCAGACGCTGGTCTTTCTCCTCGTTGGTGCGCTTGATGTACTCTTTCTTGGCGCGGCGGCGATTGCGTCGAGCGTCCCGCACCGCTTCGGTGTCATCGGGGTGGTCAACGTCATCGGCGTCAGCAGCGGGCTGCTTGCCAGTGTCAACGTCATCGTCATCGTCGTGTACCGCCAGATTGTCTGGCAGGTCAACGGTGGCCGAGCCATCCTTCTCCTCAACAACGTCGAGGAGGTCTTCCTTGGTGGTGTCGTTCATATGTAAGCCTTCATGGTGAGCGGGTCACCAGTTAGCTTTGCAATGACTTCGTGGTCGTTCAAAATCATAAACAAAGATGGCTCTTCATTTTCATCTTCGCCGGGCACGGTAACTTCCCAACGGTCACCACCCCATTTGGGTACGCGGATAAATTCACCCACGCTGCACCAAGAGCCTTCAGGCCATCCTTGCATCGTGTCACGATGCTTGAAAGCCAGTGGGCCAATCTCGATGACTTTGGCAATCATGTTCTGCCATTTTTCTGTCTCTTGTGTTTCATGAGGCAAAAAAATACCAGACTTCGTTTTCTTAACAGCGCGGCGGAGTTGCACCAAGATACGTCCGCCAAGAGGTTTTGCGCCGGGGTCTACGCTCGGAAATGCCCAAGCTAATTCAGTCGCGTTAGCGACTTCCGGTTCGTTCATGTTCATCTTCATCTTTCAGGAGTTTGTTAAGTATGTCGAGGGCTTCTTGAAGGCCCGCGAAATGACCGACCATCCGGTGGTAAGACTCCCAGTTAGCTGCATTTCCAGCAGCAAGGGACGCGGCTATTTCAGCCTGCCTAGCCTTGACTCCTCCGATAAGGTCGCCTACGGTTCTCATTTTTTCTTAGCTTGCGATAAGCCTCCTTGTGGTTTTGCGGGTTTGCTGTCGCCCTTGGTTTGCATGGACTGGCCCGTAACGGGTGCGCCCATTGCCATGCGCTTGTGCTGGGGCACATTCACGCTCTTTTGCTCTGCATCACTGGTAGCCATAAGGTACTCCTTGGTTTGGTTGGTTGACAGGCTTGTCTTGCTCGAACTTGAGCTTGGCCGCATCCCGCGTTAAACGGGCTGTCTCGATGCGTTCTTTGGTCTCTTGGTCGCCCTTGGCGATGGCAAGGCGCAGTTGCAGTTCTTCCATATCCATCTGCTGCTGCTGTGCAAGTTTGTCCATGTCCATCTTGATTTTGGCCTGAAGCTCTTGGCCCTTGAGGCCCATCTCGGCTTGGTCGCGCTGGGCACGGCGTTGGGTCTCGGCCATGCTGGTGTCGAGCAGGACTTTGGTCTCTGCGGACATCTGTGGCTGTGGCTGGAACTGCTGCAACTGTTGCTGCATCTGCTGGATGGCGGGCATGACCTTCTGCAATGCCTCGTCGCTGTCCATGCGAACATGCTGGGACACGGCGGAGAACAGCTTGTCGAGCTTGGCAGGGTTCTTGACCATGTCGTAGTCTTGCATCTTATTGTCCATCGACATGTCCACATAGCCGTTCATGCGGTTCAAGTACCACAAGACCAAGTGCTGCTTGATGTGTTCCATCGCCTTGGGCAAGTAGGTCGGTGCAATCGCGGGGTTGCCGCCCAGCACCGGGTTGTTGGCAAAGTCCAAGATGACTTGGATGTGGGCAAGGTGGTCTTGCTCGATGTAGGCGTAGGCCGCTTGACCCAAAGCCATCGCCACGTTCTCGTTGGCGGCGTCCAGCTTGGCAGGAGCGGGCACATCGACCATGAGTTCGTTGACGCCGGGCACCTTTATCTGCTTCAGGAAGCGCTCCAGCACGACTTTCTGGTTGAACTGGGCGGGATACTTCTCCATCAGCGACATCACAGCCTGCGTCTGGGCCATGCGCTGGGTTTCAGAGAAGATATGCGGGTCGGAAACGGGAATTACGTCCGTAATGCGGGCAAAATCCTCGCGGGTGATGTCCAAGTCCTCCACAACCTCGCCACGGCGCATGTCATCCAAGTACCAGCGGTTGATTCGGCTCAAAACACGCAGAACACGGCCCTGAGACTCGTGCAAACGGGCGTGAATGGCCGAGAACACGGCTGCACCCTGCTCAATCAGCGCCTGAGTGGTGCCGACAGGGGTGTTTGCGTTGACATCGGCAATCTTTTCCTCTGCCGTGGTCACCACGCCCTTGGCGGCGTTGGTCAGCCAGCCCAAAAGCTCGAACAAAACCTGCGATGGCGGGTTGAAAGGCATGGGCATAGCCAGCTTGCGCACGTCATCCACGCCCGGGGCACCCTCAATCTCCACCACTTGGGTGACTTCGACCTCTTGGGACTGCCCAGAAATCTTGCCGCCCTTGAGCTTCAGGAGCGTCGCAGCGTTGTTGATGTGGGCAGAGTCCAGCACGGCCCGCAAAGCGCCTGTAAGGGCCGCAGAAAGCCCGCCAATTAGCTGCGGCAGGCCAACAGCGACGGCTCCACGCCACGGGATGAACTTGAACTCAACAATCCAGTCCAATTTGGTCAGCGTTTCGTCGCCTTCTTCCCAGTTCCGGTACAGGCCAATGACC